GGTAATTCGGACGGCAAAGTAGTTGTAGCGCCAGAGCAACAATCGTTCCTTCCGATGACGAGTCAGGTGTGCAAATGCTGCGCTGAGGAAAAAGACTTAGCCAAATTTCCGCTGACGCAATACGGCCGCCGCAAGAAAATTTGCTACTCGTGCCGGGGCAAAAGGCACTACGCAAATCCAGAAAATAGGGCAAAAGCGATTGCACGCGCAACGGCGCGAAAAATTAAAATGAAGGCCGATGGCACGGCGAAAGACTACAACCGCCGAATCCGAAAAGCCCAGCGTGCTCGATACGTTGCGGCAGGCCTTACGACAGACGGCAAGCCGCGAGTGGCCCCGCCTCCGCGCAGCGGAGCGGAGCGCGCAGCAGTTCGCGCGCCGAGTGAGTACCGTGCGTGGCGTCGCCGATGGCTGCGCGAGTTAGCGCCGGCCGAGTGTGTGCTGGCCTGGTACGCCGGCACGGGCAGGCCGTGGAACAGCCCCCGGTTGAACTCGGGCGAGAAGTTCACGATGCGCTACAGGATGGACGATGTCTTCCGTGCGCGAGAAGTCATCAAGGCGCAGCGCCGCAAGGCAAGCCGAGCCGAGCGGATTGCCAAGAGCTCGGACGGATCGGTGACGCCGGCGGCGCTGGGTGCGCTGTTCGGCGACGCTCGCTTCTGCGCCTACTGCATGGAGCCTTTCAAGAGCTCGGCCGACAAGCAGGCCGACCACGTTGAGCCCTTGTTTCTGGGCGGGTCGCACTCGATGGACAATCTCGTCATCGCGTGCGTGAGCTGCAACTCATCGAAGGGGCGTAAGCCCTTGCTTCAATGGCTAATCGCGGAAAAGCGGACGTCGAACTCGGCGCACTGAACCAGCAGCAGGCGGCTTGGCTCCTCGGAGTCACCTCCCGCACGCTGCGGGACTGGCCTGATGCGCCGCGGTGCGCTGACGGGTCGTATGACGGCCGCGCGCTAGTGGCGTGGGCGGTTGCGCGGAGTGGCGGCTCGGAGAATACTGAGCACCCGACACAGCGCGAACGGCTCGCGGCAGCGCAGGCCGAGAAGGTCGAGGCTGAAAACCGGGTGCGCCGCGGCGAGCTGGTGGAGATCGAGCAGACGGCGCAGGGCTGGGACGACATCGTCCTGGCGACGCGTGCCAAGCTGCTCTCGCTGCCCACGAAGCTCGCCCCGCAGCTTGTGCGACAATCGGACCCCAATGCCATCAGCCGCGCCATCGCAGACGAAATCGACCACGCTCTCGCCGAACTTGCGCGCGAGGATGGCGCGGACGATGCGGCTCTTCGCACCACCGCCGAAACTGACGGTTTCGCAGTGGGCGGACCGGTACCGGAGGCTTTCTAGCGAGGCATCCGCCGAGCCCGGCATCTGGCGCACCGACCGTGCGCCTTACCAGCGCGGGGTCATGGACGCCGTCGCGGACGACACGGTGCGCGAGATCTGGGTGATGAAGTCGGCGCAGGTCGGCTGGACCGAGATCCTCAACAACGTCATCGGCTACCACGTCGCGCAGGACCAAGCCCCGATGCTGCTGGTGCAGCCGACGCTCGAGATGGCGGAGGCCTGGTCTAAGGACCGCCTCGCGCCGATGGTTCGAGACACGCCGGCGCTGAGTGAGCTTATCGCCGACCCGCGCTCGCGGGACTCGGGGAACACGCTCCTCCACAAGAAATTCCCCGGCGGCCATCTGACGGTCGCGGGTGCGAATTCGCCGGCGGGGCTGGCGTCGCGGCCGATCCGCGTGGTGCTCTTCGACGAGGTGGACCGCTACCCGGCCTCAGCCGGCACGGAAGGCGACCCGGTGAGCTTGGGCAAGAAACGCACGGCGACGTTCTGGAACCGGAAGGTCTTGGCGGGATCGACGCCGACCATCAAGGGGTCGAGCCGCATCGAGGCCGGCTTCGAGTCGGGCGACCAGCGGCTGTACTTCGTGCCGTGCACGCACTGCGGCGAGATGCAGCGCCTCGTCTGGTCGCAGGTACGCTGGCCGGACGGTGACCCGGCGGCGGCGGCCTATGTGTGCGTCGCCTGCGGTGCCGAGCTCGGCGATGCGGACAAGGCCGAGATGCTGCGGGCGGGTGAGTGGCGGGCGACGCGCGAGAGCCGCGGCATCGCATCCTTCCACATCAGCGAGCTGTATTCGCCCTGGTCGACCTGGGGCGAGATGGCGGTGGCGTTCCTCGAGGCGAAGAAGCTGCCCGAGACGCTGCAGACGTGGATTAACACGTCGCTCGGCGAGACCTTCGAGGAGCGCGGCGACGGTGTCGCGGCGGTGGGCCTTGCCGCGCGGCGCGAGCCGTACACGGCGCAGTCGCTGCCCGGCGGCGCGTTGGTGCTGACCTGCGGCGTCGACGTGCAGGACGATCGCCTCGAGGCGTCGGTCTGGGCGTGGGGGCGAGACGAGGAGGCGTGGCTCGTCGAGCATCAAGTGCTTCCCGGTGATCCCGGCAGCGAGTCGCTGTGGGCTGACCTGGACGCATTTCTGAATCGGCCGCGGTCCCGCGAGGACGGGCGGCAGATGCTGATCGAGGCGACGTGCGTCGACTCGGGCGGCCACTTCACGCAGCAAGTGTACGGCTACTGCGCGCGGCGCAAGGCGCGGCGCATCTGGGCGGTGAAGGGTGCCGGCGGCTTCGGGCGGCTGGTGTTCCCGAAGCGTGCGGGGCGCGCCGGCAAGACGTCGGCGCAGCTCTACATCGTCGGCGTCGACACCGCGAAGGACGTGCTCTTCGGGCGGCTCAAGCGGGTCATCGAGCCGGGCGCGGGCTATGTGCACTTCCCGGCCTCGGTCGACGATGTCTACTTCGACCAGCTCACCGCCGAGACGATGGTCTATCGGGTGGTGCAGGGCCGCCGGATGCGCTCCTTCAAGCCGAAGTCGGCGGGCGCGCGCACGGAGGCGCTGGACTGTTTCGTGTACGCCTACGCGGCCTTCGTCGGTCGCGGTGGCGGGAACGTGCTGACGGCGCGGCGCGATCAGGTGGCGGCGGATGTCGCTGCGGTCGAGCCGGTCGTCGAGGACAAGACCGAAGCGGTGCCGGTTGCGCCGCGACGAGTTCCGCTGCGTCGTCCGCCTCGAGGCGGCGGTGGTGGCGGGTGGATGAACGGTTGGCGCTGAGTGCGCCGAGGTGATGCATGGCTGACAAGAAAATCTCAGCACTGACGGCGCTGACCGCGGCGAACGTTGCCCCGGCGACGGACGTGGTGCCCATCGTCGACACGAGCGCGACCGAGACCAAGAAGGTCACGGCGAAGGATCTCGTCGACGGCGCGCTCAACGGCGGCACCGCAAACGGCGTCCTCTACCTCAACGGCAGCAAGGCGGCGACGAGCGGGTCGGCGTTGGTGTTCGACGGCACGAACCTCGGCATCGGGACGAGTTCGCCTACGCAGCGTCTTGAAGTGTCTGGCGACATTCAGCAGCAGAACGCCAACTACCTGCGCGGCAGGCTTGCGGTTGGAACCTCAACGCGACTGTTCGGGCTGAACTCGGCAAATTCGCTTTATGTCGGCGGCATTGATGCATCGCAGAGCGAAATCCTTTTCGTTCGCGGTGGCACGACGCAGATGACCCTCGACTCCTCCGGCAACCTCGGCATCGGCGGCGTTCCTGCAAATAGGCTTGATGTGGTCGGCGACCAGAATAGTTCGCTTACGAGCCGCGTTGTCAATATCAACGTGGGCGGGTCTGCGGGGTCGCGGCTGCGACTGGAAAACGCTTCCGCGCCGTGGGACATCAGCAACAGCCGTGCAAATAGTTCGGCGTTGACTTTTGAGTATAACAACGCCGAGCAGATGCGGCTGACCAACAGCGGCAACCTCGGCATCGGGACGAGTTCGCCTGCACAGCGATTGGATGTGACGGGCGCGGCTAACTCCGTACAGGCGCGGTTTGGAAATGTCGCGGGTCGCGGTTTGACCATCGGCACCGCTGTCGTTTCGGGAACAAATGACGCGGGCGTGGTATTCAACGCGCCGATAACCGAAGGCGCGCTCATTTTCCAAACCAACTCTACCGAACGCGCCCGAATCGACGGAAACGGCAACATCGTCGCAGGCGCATCTGCCGCCCTCGCCACGACCGCGACCAACGGCTTCTTGTATGTGCCGACCTGCGCGGGTACGCCGACCGGAACGCCGACCGCCATCACGGGCATGGCACCCATCGTCGTCAACACGACCAACAACAAGTTGTATTTCTACTCCGGCGGCGCGTGGCGCGATGCCGGGCCGTAACGGAGCGACACCATGAAGCCGATCTGGACCATCAACACACTCGAGGTCGAGCCGCAGCGCGGCCAACTCGCCGATGTCGTCGTGACGGCGCATTGGAGCTGCGGCCTCGCCGACGGCGACCACGCCGCGTCGGTCTACGGTTCCGTCGCGCTCGACGCGCCTGCCGCCGGCAGCTTCTGCCCCTTTGCCAACCTCGAGGAATCGCAGGTCATCGAATGGGTCAAGGCGAAGGTCGGCGCTGACGCGACCGAGGCCGCCGTCGTCGCGCAGCTCGCCGAGCGCAAGTCCCCCAAGGTCATCAAGCCGGAGCTGCCGTGGAACACGAGCAAGGCCAAGCCCAACAAGCCGAAGTGACGCTGACCGTCGAGCTGCACGAGGCCGTCGCGCTCG